AGGGGCGAGTTCTTCGCCGCGCGGCCCGACAATGACAATGCCCCCGCCGCGATCGCGGGGTGGGATGCACCGCTCGCCGGCATGCGCGAGCTCACCACCGAGATGGCGCGGTTTTCGGCGCAGGTATCCGCCTCGATTCCGGTGCTCGGTTCATTGAACGGGGTGTTCGACCGTATCGGCATCGATGGCGCGGAGTTGAAAGACGACCTGGCGCGGTCGTTCACCGACATAATCACGGGCGCGCAGAGCTTTGGCGATGCGATGCGTGGCGTGTTCAACCGGCTGACAACCAAGATCCTCGACAACATGATCAACAACTTGCTCGGCAACCTGCTGGGCGGGATCATTCCCGGGTTTGCCGGCGGCACGAACTTTGCGCCCGGCGGCCTGGCATTGGTCGGCGAGCGCGGCCCCGAACTGGTCAACCTGCCGCGCGGCAGCCAGGTTCACACCGCCGGGGCGACCGCCCAGATGCTGCAGCAGGGCAGCGGGATCAATCTCACGGTGAACGTCACGGGCGCGATGAACGATCGCGCCGCGCGCGAGACCGGGGCGCAAGTCGGCCGCGCGGCGCTGCGCACGATCAATGGTCCCCTGAAGAGGGCGGGCTGATGCACCTGGCTGACTATTTCCCTGAAGGGGTGGAACTGAATGCGGTGGAGAGCCGCCGCTTTTCGACGGACATAAACACCACCGATGGCGGCTATGAAGTCCGCAACAGTCGATGGGCCACTCAGCTGCGCGCGTGGGATGTGAGCATCCCGGTGTCGAAGCGTGACGGCAGCGCCTATATGGCGGTGCTCGCGCTGTTTGAAGCGGCGGAGGGAAGCGCCCACAGTTTCAATTACCGGCCCTGGACCGACGAAACCAGTGCGACGGCAGTCGCGGTGCGGTTCGATTCAGCACTGGAGATCACCGGCATAACCCCTGACCTCGACCACATCGCCAGCGTGCGCCTGGTCGAAGAACGCCAATGAGCGGGATGCCATGAGCCGGACATTGACTGCCGGCATGACCGGCCACCTGGCGGAGAGGGTGCACAGCCGAGCGCGCATGCTGCGAATCGACCTGGCCGATGGCGAAGTGCTGGCGCTGACTGACCACGACCGCACAATCGCCTTCGATCTTGGAGACGGCGAGGTGGACTACTTGCCGCACACCGGCATCTCGGCGTCCGACCTTTCATTGTCCACCGGGTTCGATGCCGACGATGTCGAGGTCTCGGGCCCGGTCACCGAGACGGGTCTGACCACGCTGCCGGCGCTGCTCGGCGGGCGTTTTGATGATGCGGTGGTGCGGGTGTTTCAGGTGGACTGGCGCAGTCCGGCCAATGGCGCGATCAGGCTTCTCTATGGCTTCCTCGCGCTGCCGGAAGTGATCGGCGGGCGGTTCAAGCTGACGATCCATTCCGAGATCACCAAGTTCCAGCGCAATGTTGGAGACGTTTCAAGTCCCTATTGCCGCTACACGTTCGGAGTGGATGACGGGCTGCTGTCATTTTGCCCGGCAGTTCCCGCCACGCTGGCCGCGACCGTGACGGCGGTAACCGACGATCGCGGCTTTACTGTCTCCTATTCAGGCACCTATGCCAACGATCACTGGAACCGGGGGACGGTGCAGTTTCTCACCGGCGATCTTGCCGGAACGCGCCCGGTGGAAATCTTCGATTTCGTCTCCGGCGGCGCGGGCGCCGGCACGATCGAATTGTTCGAAGGGCTGGTTGCCCTTCCGCAAGTCGGCGACACGCTGACCATCGCGCAGGGGTGTGGCCACACCCGGCCGGATTGCGTGGCGATTCTGGGCGACGCAGTCGATTTCGGCGGCGAGCCGGACATGCCCGGCACCGACAAGATGGCCACTTATCCGACGCCAGGCGATTGACGATGAGCGCCGTTCCCCGTCTTGAGCGCGGCTTGCAGTTCGCGGCACGGGCCGAGGAGTGGATCGGGGTGCCGTTTCGCTGGCAGGGTTGCGTGCGAGCGGGTTGCGATTGCAAGGGACTGTGTGCAGGGATCGCCCGCGAGCTGGGCTGGCCCGAGGCGGACAGCGTCGAAGCACTGGCCGGAGACTACGGCAATATCATCGACGTGCGCCGACTGAAGTCGGGGCTCGCACGGCTATTCGACCAGGCTGGCGAGCGACAACCCGGCGATCTGCTCCTGGTGCGCGCGGGCGGCAAGCCGCAGCACCTGGCGATCTGTGCTCCGCGGCCGAACCAGCCCACGCGGGTGATCGAGGCGATGTGTCGGGGGCCGATGACAGTCCGTCCCTATCGCCGCTCCCCTGGCGAAATCGACAGCATCTGGCGGTGGCGTGATGGCTGATCCCATTTCTCTCGGCATCCAGCTCGCGGTGGTTGCCACGAACATGGCGCTGACCGCCTCGCGCAAAATAGAGGGTCCGCGGCTCGACAGCCTGAAGTTCTCCGGCGGCGATCCCGGGGCGCCCTGGCCGGTTATCGTCGGACGCCGCCGCACCTTCGGACTGGCTCTGTGGGCGAATGACCTGCGCGAGATCAAGCAGGAGCGCAAAACCAAGGGCGGCAAGTTCAGCGACTACAGTTATTTCGAGGACGCGGCCTACGGCATCGCCGGACACCGGACCGATTCGGTGCCGCGCATCTGGCTGGACAAGAAACTGGTGTTCGACCTGACCGGGCCGGGTCCGGTCAGCCCGTTCGATTTTGGCGGGGAGAGCGGTCCTGCGGCGATCGGCAGCCCCGCCGGTGTGGGCCTGGGCGGCACGGCGATCAATTCGGTGATGGCGCTCTACTTCGGCACCGAAGACCAGGAGCCGGACCCTTACATGCAGAGCTTCATCGAGGCCGAGCATGGCGAGGGCTGGTGTCCGGCCTATCGCAATCGCACCTATGTGGTGTTCAAGAATTTGCCAGTGCAGCCGTTCGGCAACCGTCCGCCGGTTCCCGAGTTCGAGGTGATCAGCAACGCTGCGGCTGCGGCGGTGTCCGAGGATTTCGATACCACCATCGGCACCAACCTGTTCCGCACCATGCGGTTTTCGCCGGACTTCTCGAGGCTGGCCTGGGCCAATGGCGCCGGGCTGGAGGTTTGGGACGTGGCATCGCGCGCGCCGATGGGCTCGGCGACGATAGGCTTTGCCATCGATCCCGACATGATCGGGGTCTATAACGACGGCCGGGTTCTGGCGGTCAGCGGCGGGACCGATCTTGTCGAGATTACCCCGGACGGGATTGCAACTTCGATCTTCACTTTCGCTGACCAGTTCGGGGTCTACGTGCTGGCCGACGCCAACGGCCATGAGCACTGGGGGACCATACCCTATTCATTCTATGGAACCTGGCACTTCGACGGCACTGAATATTACAACGGTACATGGCGTCCGACGCATTATTTCAGCGATTTCTACGGCGATATCTGGGCAGTTGGCGTGTCGCCGTTCGGCTCTTCCACGATCTATTTCCAGCGCATGGTGCAATGCGGCGAGGGCCCGGAAGACTGGCCCGACCTGTTTTCGGTAAGCGGCCTTTCGGCAGGGGATGCCACCTTTGCCACGCACGTTCATACCAACACTGATGATGTGTTTGTCGTCTGGCAAAACGGCGTGATCTACCGGATCGATCCTGCGACGGGTTCGGTCCTGACAACTGCTTCCGGGCCTGCGCTTTCGCCCTATTCGGTTCGGGCGCAGTGGGCCAACATTCCGCCCGGTTCGGGTTCTGTCTGGCTGGCCGACTTTGAGCACAGCCTGCTGGACGGTTCACAGATCAGGGATATCGATGTGCTCGGGTCGGGCTGGCGCTCGATCTACGACCCGATCAGCCATGCGCTCATCACCGACAAGGGCAACAGTGTTGACGGGACCGAACTGCGCTGGGTTTACATCGACCGGGTAGGATCGGCCGGGCCGGTGCTGGGCGATGTCTGTGCGCTGATTGCTGACCGGGTGGGTGTGACGGCCTACGATTTCAGCGACCTCGATCAGGAGGTGATTGGCTGGTCGCTCACCCAGGGACCGGGCACCAACGCGCTCGAGCCGTTGCTCGATGCTTTCGACAGCGACCTGCGGCCGCACGATTTCCTGTTGCAGGGGATCAAGCGCAATGGGGCTTCAGGCGGAACCCTGACGACGCCATGGTTTGTGCGCGAGAGTGACAGTCCACGGTATGCCGCGAAACTGCGTCAGGCCGCCGAACTGCCGCAAGCCGTGGTCTATAATTTCGCCGATATCGACAAGGATCAGCAGCCGAACAATGTCCGTTCGGCACGTTCGAGTGAGGCGACCGAGGCCAAGGGCGAGACGTCGATCGACCTGACGACTTTCGCCAGCGACGCCGACACCATGCGCCATCTTGCCGACCGGCATTTCCGCCGGCTGTGGAACGAACGGCGCGAGGTGAGCCTGTCGCTGACCGCGCAGCAGCTGGCGCTGGAGCCGGGCGACGTGCGCACGCTCGACCTGGATGGCGCGGTGGCGAATTACCGGCTCACCCGACTGACGATCAGGGCCAATGATGTAC